TGAAGTGGTGTTCAAGACAGTTGCTCCATAAATGAAAAAACCGCCAGCGGCGGTCGGATTGGATTGGTATTTGTCAGGCAATGACCGTTATTTCGAGGGTTGCCCGATGAAGATGGGTTGTCGTGTCGTAGCCAGGAATTTTTGTCACCTCGACAGGTGAAAGAACCTGCAGGCGAGCCAGGGCGTCCAGGCGTAACGCTCTGGCTTCGTCATTCGTTTCAGCCCATACATCAACCTGAATGCGCAGTGTCGACTCTGCCTGGCCGCAGAAAACATCCCCGGCAACATCAGTCGGTATCGAGAAAATGACATAGGGAGTGGAAACTGCAGGAAGTCCGTCGCTGCCTAGCGGCACCACATACGGATAAACCCGCCCGTCTGCCAGCGTCGACAGCAGGTCATAGAGATCATCCTCTGTCATTTTGATAACACCTCATCGATAGCCTGATTCATCCGCTGCATCGCCACCTGCGTAGCTTCTTCCATGCGGGTATCAAAAGCTGGGCGAACAAACGGATGTGCAGGCGCTGTAGATGTTCCCAACTCCACGAAGCGCCAGTAAAACGCATTCCGCTTGTTGCTGGCCTTCATTGTATTGTCGCTGTTACCAGTTCGCGGGTTAACGCCACGAATATGCACCCCAGATGAAATTTCACCGCGACGGCGACTTTTCTGGGTGACAACAACAACGTTTTTCTTCAGTTTTCCGGATTTCTCAGGAGCGCGATCAATCACCTCCTCGCGGAGCAATTCGGCACCAGCACGGGTCGACTCCCGGAGAACTTTATTATTTTCGGCCTTGCTGAGCGTTTGCAGATCGCGGGCGATATCCTGCAGCCCGGAAAAATCCAGATTCACATCAATCATTTTTCGCCCCCCTGTTTGCAGAGAATTTCCAGCCGGGTACCTTTGATGTCCGGAACCGGAGGCCCGGTAACGTTAAGAACAGCGCCTTTAAACGGGCCAGTGCGTACTTTCAGGCGGGAAGAGGCTGAGATATCTGTACGAAAACGCACCCAGACTCGGATTGTCGCATCAGCTTGCTCAACGCCAGCGGCTAACAGCTCACGACCGCTTATACCCTTAACCTCGGCCCAGATGGTTTTCCCATCTTCCCATTTTTCAACCGGTTGACCTGAAGGCGTTCTGGAGGTTGTGAAGTTCTGAATGGTAACCCGGTGCCGTAATCGTCCTGCCTGCATAATTCCCCCGCTTAAATACCATAAATTTTGTAAGGCTGGAGAAGTGCCTCGACAGTAAACGGAATATCTGTAGCAGCCTGACCGACAGAGACCGTTTCACGGTTTTCGTACCAGTGACCGATAAGCAGAAGCATCGCTGCTTTCACATCATCGCCAGGGAGAATTGAATCAGGATCATCTGCATACCCCTCGCTGGTTTCGGACTCATACATTTTGCGACGAGTCCATGTTTCGACATAACGAGAAGCAGCTCCGATGTAGAGGGTCAATAGTGAGTCGTCATCGGTAAAGTCAGGCTCAATGCGACAGTGCTTTTTAACCACTTCAAGTTCTAACATTATTTTTTAGCCTTCTTCTCTGGCACAGTTTCCGGCTGTTCCGGCTGTTCCGGCTGTTCCGGCTGTTCCGGCTGCGCAGAATTATCAACATCTACCAGCCGTGCATAACCTTTTTGAACCAACTCACGGCCATGCTGTTCCAGCGTCTCCAGTGACTCACCTTCAGTCACCACTACCCCACCAAAATAAATTGGTTTCACCGCGATAAGTTTCATCGTGTTACTCCGAAAATAGCGGCCCGGAGGCCGCCAGAAAAATTACTGGCCGCCGGAAGCCGGCACAGTAAAGGAGCCATAAATAAATGCTTCAGGGCGTTTTACTGCTAACGCCAGACGCTCTTCACAGCGAATAGAGATCATGTTTTTCTCGAAGTCATCGCTGTTCTCCGTCGAGATCACAACGTTTGCGTCTTCGCGGTCGAAAAGCTGTGCCGCAGCATTAAATGCACCTGTCAGGAACTTGCCCTGGAAAGCTGCTGCTTCAGTGGCGACAACCGGAAGCCCCCACAGCGTCGGCCCCGTCAACGCAGCCGGGTTCGCCAGGATATAGCGCCCCAGGGTGTCTTTAGTCAGTTCGATTTTCGCCCAGTCCATGAAGTGCAGGACGTGACCGGATGCAGGGAATCGGGCAAGTTGAGCCTGAAGCATTGCCAGGCGCAGATCGTCAATACCATTCTGCTGTTCAACGGCAAATGCCGCGCTGTAAGCCGTAGCCTGCGGCACGATGCCATGGAGGTGAGCGCCAGTGCCATCACCAAACAGAATCTCCTGTTCTTCGACGTACTTAAGGCCGTAACGCATTTCCGCATCAATCATGGACTGCAACTGGGCGAAGTCGTCCAGAATCTGCTTGGATGCCTTGAACATGTGCGCGATGGTTGTCACTGGAGTGATTTTCGGCGTGAACTCAATATTGCTGTACGGCTTGGTTGTGTTCTCCGGTACCGCTGCCGCAGCATTGGTAAAGCCGGTCTGCTGCACCCAGAAAATGGCCGGTGAACCCGTACGGCCTGGCGCGATAAGATCGCGAATAAATAACCGCTGCTTTGGCGCTACATCAATACCCGGCAGTCGTTGTGGTTCAACAACCCCCTCAGGAACGTCACTAGAAATCAGAGCAGCTTTGACAGGAACAGAAATACGCTTGTTCCCTTCGATGCTGGACGACAGAACTTTAATGGCTTCAGCAGAGATAACCTGCTGGCCGACAGTTTCAATAACCTGTTTTGCGTTTGCCAGCGGCATCTGTGCAACATGCTGCTCCAGTTCGCCCAGCGCTGCTTTAAGAGTCTTTTCGGCTTCTTTCAGCGCATTAAACTCAGTCGCCATTTTGTCCACGGTTTCTTTGGTTTCCGCCGACAATTTGCCGTTCTTTTTCGCTTCAGTCAGCGCTTCTTCCGCTTTGGCGTTAAATTTGCCGGTTGCTTCTTCAATGGAAGCGGTGACTTTTTTCAGAATCTCGTTTACATCAGACATACATGGTCCTTATTTGACTAACGCCGCAAGAGCGCTTTCAAGTGAATTGAGGGTTTCAGGTTTGATATCTTCGGCAGCGCCCGGCTTACCATCGGGATCGGTAACAGCGCCCGGCGTGTTACCTGTTAATGCTTTGATTAATTTCCGGCGCTCGGACCGGGGGGTATTTGTTTTCGCCAGCAGTGCATCAAGTTTGCGAAGCGCAGCTGCAGGTGATTCGTCGCCGTCGCTGACCGCATCAGCAGAAAGCAGGCTGTCTGCCAGTCCCTTCGCCACAGCATCGCTGCCACCGATATAACTTTCGGCGTCCATTAGTTTCTGAACGGCGGCAATATCAAGGCCGGATCGCGCCGCGTAAATATCAGCCATTGCGGTATCGAATGGCTCCAGTGACTGCGCCAGTTCAGCGAAGTCATGGCGGTTTCCCATCGCGTACAACCAGCAGTTATGGATCATCAGAAAGGCACCGCGGCCAATCTGAATATCATCCCCGGCCATCGCAATTATTGAGGCGGCACTGGCGGCAATGCCCAGCACCTTCACCGTTACATGGCCTTCGTATTCGCGGAGAAGGTTATAAATAGCCAGACCTTCGAACATGTCGCCACCCGGCGAGTTGATATTCACCGTAACGTCTGCGCCGTTCATTGAGCGAAGTGCACCGGAAATGCGCTTTGCTGTTACGCCTTCATCCCAGTAATCACGCCCAACGACATCAAAAATTGAAATGGCGTTGTCATTATCGGTTGCAGCTCTGATTCCGCCGTTCCACCGCTCAAGCGCTGAAGGCAAGGGTTCACTGGTAACACCCGCGCACGGGCGCCCCGCCGGAGCAACCGGAAGTTGTCTAATTGTCATGGGGATTGGCTCCTAAGCAGCCTGTTTAAGTGGCGATTGCTCGAAAGGAATATCAGGGAATACGTGGTTATGAAGTTCTCTTACAGCCAGCGCCTGAACCGCCGGGTTGCTGTTTTCAAGATTCTTCAACTGAGTCAGGTTGAGCTGAACTGTATAAATATCACCGCCTTCAATTGGCGGCATATTTTCCAGCCTTCGCACATCGTTGCGCGACATCCAGCCATTTTGCAGGGCGCTGGTATAGTACGCCGCACGTCCTGCGCTATCGGCGCGCAGAAGCCCTTCAACGGAGAACTCAGCAAACAAGTCCTCATCACTGTTCAGAAGACAACGCGATATTTCCTGCTCAATATTGACCAGCAGAGGACGCAGGGTATGAGTCAGGAACAGCATGTTCATCCCTTCAAGACTCGAAGCCCAGCTTGATTGTTTTGTCGTATGGCCGACCATAAATGGCGGTACACGAAACCAGCGACAAATTTCCTCAATACTGAATGAACGGCTTTCAAGGAGTTGCGCGGCCTCCGGGTTCATAGTGACATTCTGGTAAGTCAGTTCATTTTCCAGAACCATCAGTTTCCCGGCGTTTTTAGAACCAATAAAAGACTGAAGGTTTTGACGCAATCTTTCTCGCTGTTCCTTATTAAGCGCCGTTTTTGAAGACAGGAAACCGGTACTTTGCAGGCCATTTTCGAAGATTTTTGCCGCGGCTTCATCAACCGACATAGCAGCGCCGAAAACGTCAACCCCGGCCATTGTCGGCATCATCCCGCACACACCATCAAGACCAAATCCGCGGATATGCATCATCCGGTCTACTGGAATGATCCGCTTAACGCTATTTTCCGTGTATGTATACTGTAACTTCCCGCTATCGAGTCGCTTTACAACCATATTCTGCGGAAGTAACGGCACCAGCGAAACCAATTTGCTGCCGATATATAGCTTCTCGACAAATGCATTACCACGCAGGCAAATACTGGCCACAATCATCAACATGAAACGGGAAGGGGTCATTTCCGGGTTAGGACGCCTGCATAATATCTGGTAGGCGGGATTGTTCTGGGCCAGCTTTCGCGATCCATCAGCCTGCCGCTCGTAAATTTTAAGCGGAAGCGTGGAAACTGACTCACTTAAGAGTCTTACGCACGCCCAGACAGCAGAAAGCCGGATAACTTTGTCAGCGGTAACCACTTTTCCGCTACTGCTGGTTCCGTACCACTCCCGCCAGAATTCACCGGTCGTCAGGCTTATGGGAACACCAAGCCAGTTTAAAAGAGCGCTCTTAACGCGCCCTGGTTGCTGTTTATTCTTAGCCATCAGATACCCACTATGATCGGATCGTCAAAAAAGCCCTCTATATCGCCATCATCAGGCTCATAACCTTCTGCAGCACCAATTGCCATCGCCGACGCAACCACACCATCTATTCGACCAGTACTCTTTTTCTTGGCGAATATGCGGTTTTCTTTTTGGTCGGCTTCGGTTACGGCGGAAGCAGCGTTCCATCGGAGGCAGGGGTTTGTTTTAATAATGATTACGCCATCATCCAGCATCTGTTCAAAAAGTTCGATGGAATGAGGCATCCACAGTCCGGAATCCTGCGCCTTGTAGTATCCCTGCCCGTGAGGTATCAGCGGTACTGATACAGAAGCGCTCTCTAATTCCGGCTCAAGATATTTTATGCGGTACTGGTCGAAGGCGATCGCCTTGATATCGAACAACATGGAAAGATCAGCAATGCGCTCAGCAACAAAGCCATATTTCACCGCCTTTCCGGGAGTGGTATGAATATAGCCTCCCCGTTCCCATGCGTCGTAAGGTACGCGGTCTGTTTTCGCTCTATCCAGCAAAGTATCTTTTGGTGTCCAGAACTCCACCAGCAGCTTTCTTTTTTTAGGGAAAAAGAGCGCCAGAGACGTAAGGTCGCGAGTTCCTGAAAGGTCCAGGCCGCCATAACATTCTTCTCCCTGCAGCTCCTGCAGGTCAAAGTCCTCTTCGCACCCCATCCACACATCGCTACTCATCCATGGGTTATCGGCATCCACCCACTGACAGAAGTTTAACCGCCGAACAATGCTTTCCTTCGACGGCATCCCCCGAGCCTGAGTAACCTGCTCACGCAGGTAGCGATCGGTAAAAGTATGACCAAGAGAGGGGTTTGCTTTTTTCCAGCAGGACTCGTCCTTGAATGGGTCTTCTCCTTCGTCCAGGGAGCAAATGAAAGAAAAGAAACTGTCATCCTCAATCGAGCCTTCGGCAACTTTACGCCCATACTCGTGATAGTCGTAGCAGACGCTGGTTTTGTCGTGGCCGCTGTTAGTGATCATGAAAATCAACGCCTGGCGACGACCTTTCGTCCCGGCGCGCATCATTTCCACAACCTGGTTGTTTTTGTGCTCGTGAATTTCGTCAATCAGTGCACAGTGTGGGCGTGGCCCTGACTGCCCATCATCCGAACTGATAGGCCGGAAAAATGAGCCTGTCTGAAGAAACGCAAGGTTCCACTCTTTCCCGGCACCGCCTGATTTATTTATTCGCTGTGCTAACGCAGGGGACTGCTCCACCATCGCGACAGCATCACGAAAAAGGATCATGGCCTGGTCTTTTTTCGTTGCTGCTGCATATATCTCGGCACGAGGCTCCTTATCTGCTGTTAGACAGTAAAGCCCCACTCCGCCAGCCAGTGGTGATTTGCCGGAACCCTTACCAGATTCAACGTACACCATGCGAAATCTACGATAACCATCCGAGTTCTTCCAGCCGAATATCGACCCTACAATAAAGCACTGCCACGGTAGCAGGTTGAAGGGTTTTCCCTCATGCTCACCACCGTTGAGCTTCAGTACTTTTGCAAAAAAGTCGATGGCACGCTGCGCCGCTGCAACATCCCATACCAACCCGCGAGCATGACAGGATTCCAAATCCCTGAGATGTCGTTTACAGGAGTTTCTAATATCAGGACCGGCGATTTCTTTGCCGGAGTCTACATCCCGCGCATATTGCGTGGCGGGATCAACCGAAGAACTGGTTGAGCGGGTCTTCTTCTTTTTCTCCACCATCCACTTTCACCTTCGTTCTGGCGGCCGGAGTCAGACCGAATTCAACCAGGTAACTTTTAAAACGTCGATCAGCATCCGCCAACATTGCTACTGCCGGGTTAGCCTTAATCAAAAAACCGCCCTCGGTCTGCACGGTGTAAGTTCGCCCCTCGTCAGCAATAGTCAGGCGAAGCTGCAGAATGTCGGCGTAAATATCGCAGAGTCGTTCGAGCGCCAGCGTATCGGCAATGGTTAAAATGCCCATGCCATCCAGCAGCACGGTCAGCTTCCCCCACGCCACCTTTCCCCAGTCAGTGAGGTGCTCTGGAGGGCTTGGTATTTCTCTCGCTGGCGATGGTTCTTTGTCGTTAAGTTTGCGTTTGCCCGGGTTGCCGGTAACCACTTTGAGGTGGGTCGGTTTCGGGCGTCGTCCTGCCATCGGAACCTCCCGGAAAAAAACTTTTCATTTCGCGGTTGTGCACAAAAAGGACTGGCGGCGGTCATTTGGGTTCAAGGTTCTGAACTTTTGACCCGCCCCTCCCCCTCAGATGAGAATTGATATCATTTGAATGCTAATGATTTCAAATGACAATCACTTTTGAGGTATATTGATAATGGTTATCACTTAAACCAATGAGAAGCCGGGTCCAGAGGCATCCCATTTTCATCGCAGCCAATCACGGTGCCACGCTTCTCCATTCGCTGCTTCGTTGAGTCGTGGTGCTGCTTGCACAGCCCTTGCCAGTTCTTCCGGCTCCAGAAAAGCTTTTGAGCCTTCGCTATTTCCTGGCTGTCACCAGAGCGCAGAGCCTCTTTCAGTTTGTGCGGGATGATGTGGTCAACCACCGTTGCCGCTGTCACCCTGCCTTGCTCCTGGCACATGACGCACAAGGGGTGCGCACGAAGGAAGGTAAGACGCTCACGGTCCCATTTGCTGCCGTATATGCGTGGTTCTTTGGTCATGTAATCGCTCCTTGAGCATTATCACAGGCACTCAGTGAATGCCTGCTGTAATGCCTTAGCTCGCCTGTTCTGCGATGGTATCAAACAGCGCCAGCGCCTCAGTCGCTTCCTGGATGGCCTTGCGGGTCTTCGAGACAATCTCACTTTCCGTGAAAACACGATCGAAAGAGTCAGTGAATAGCTCAGACTTCAGATAGCTGTCGCCTACCCAGTCAATGGCCAGCTTGGCCGCTGCGGTGTCATAATTAACTTTCTTGATTATATCCAGGCGGATTTGCTCGGATGCAGTGATCTCTGACATGTCTTACCTCTGTGCGATGTGGGGAGTATTATCGAAGCCATTCGACAAAATAGCCTCTGTGATGCTTTTGCATTTATCTTTGCCGTGTGTACAAGCTGAACGGTTTCCTTACGGATGCCTGTTACGCACAATAAAAAAGGTCGCATAAAAAATGCGACCTTTGGTTGGTACCAGTTAGAAAACTAAAATCTCTCAGGAGCCACCCGGGAGAGGCTTTTCTGCTTTTTAACTGACCACTGCCGTTTTGGTGTTGGCTGGCAGTGATAACGTGATGATATCTTCATTTAAGTTATCGAAAGCATTTAAATATCGAAAGAGCTCATTGAACCAATCATTTTCAACTTGCCGGAACATTCAACCAGAGCACCAGGCATCTCTGCTGGTCTTTTGATGGCAATTCTCAGCTCTCCCGAACGAGGCCGGTAACTAACAATTTATTCGACAGTTCCTTCGGCATTAACCCAAAGATCTAGGGAAGGTGCGAACAAGTTCCTGATATGAGATCATCATATTCATCCGGAGCGCATCCCAGAGGGACATCATGAGCCATCAACTCACCTTCGCCGATAGTGAATTCAGCACTAAGCGCCGTCAGACCCGAAAAGAGATTTTCCTCTCCCGCATGGAGCAGATTCTGCCATGGCAGAATATGACCGCTGTCATCGAGCCGTTTTATCCCAAGGCGGGCAATGGCCGACGGCCCTATCCGCTGGAGACCATGCTGCGTATTCACTGCATGCAGCATTGGTACAACCTGAGCGACGGTGCCATGGAAGATGCCCTGTACGAAATCGCCTCCATGCGCCTGTTTGCCCGATTATCCCTGGATAGCGCCCTGCCGGATCGCACCACCATCATGAATTTCCGCCACCTGCTCGAGCAGCATCAACTGGCCCGTCAATTGTTCAAGACCATCAATCGCTGGCTGGCCGAAGCAGGCGTCATGATGACCCAAGGCACTTTGGTGGATGCCACCATCATTGAGGCACCCAGCTCTACCAAGAACAAAGAGCAGCAACGCGATCCGGAGATGCATCAGACCAAGAAAGGCAATCAGTGGCACTTTGGCATGAAGGCCCACATTGGTGTCGATGCCAAGAGTGGCCTGACCCACAGCCTGGTCACCACCGCGGCCAACGAGCATGACCTCAATCAGCTGGGTAATCTGCTTCATGGAGAGGAGCAATTTGTCTCAGCCGATGCCGGCTACCAAGGAGCGCCACAGCGCGAGGAGCTGGCCGAGGTGGATGTGGACTGGCTGATCGCCGAGCGTCCCGGCAGGGTAAAAACCTTGAAGCAGCATCCGCGCAAGAACAAAACGGCCATCAACATCGAATACATGAAAGCCAGCATCCGTGCCAGGGTGGAGCACCCGTTTCGCATCATCAAGCGGCAGTTCGGCTTCGTGAAAGCCAGATACAAGGGGCTGCTGAAAAACGATAACCAACTGGCGATGTTATTCACCCTGGCCAACCTGTTTCGGGTGGACCAAATGATACGTCAGTGGGAGAGATCTCAGTAAAAACCGGAAATAACGCCAGAAATGGTGGAAAAAATAGCCTAAATAGGCTGATTCGATTGTTTGCGGGAAAAAAATCGGCCCAGATCCGCGAAATTTTAATCAGCGAGTCAGCTTGGGAAGAAATGACCTGCTTATTCGCACCTTCCTTAGTAAATCCACTTCACGCTCACAGCAGACAAAACGCTTGTATCTATAATTTGTGGAAGTGAACAGTAAAGTGTTCACTGTTCACCGAGTATTCACGCGCTAATACCTTGAAAATAAATAACAAAAACATGCAGTGAACAGTGTGAACAGTTTTCACCAAAAAAACTTTTTACTTCCCCCTCATCACCATCGTATGCCGTGATGGTCGCCGGAAACAGACCGGAGATGCGCTAAGGTGAAGAGTTGACTGTTCACTCTTCACCAACTAATCACCATCTATCACTATGATATTAAAAAGAAAAATAAGGAGGTGAACAGTGTGAACAGTTAAATGCAAAAAAACTTTTTCTTACTGAGAATTGAGCTCAAAAAAAGAACGCCATCGACGATGTGTATAGGGATGTGTATAGTTTTATTTATCGAACTTAAATTTTACTTATATATCAATACCTTGATTCAATTTATTGATTCCTATTATCGCACCATTCTAACGTCTCCCCGGTAATCCCCCCATTTTTAACCGGGCAGATAAGTAGAATCAGATAAGCGCTGAATATGCTGCATTGGTGTGAAGCCATTCAGTGCCATATTCGGTCGTTCGTGATTATAGAACCATTGCCATTGTGTGGCGTATTCCTGTAACTCACTCAGCGAATAAAACAGATAGTGCCCCAGCCAGTCATAACGCACTGTCCGGTTATAACGCTCAATATACGCATTCTGTTGTGGCTTCCCCGGCTGAATAAAATTGAGGATGATATTTTGTCGTTCAGCCCATACTATCAGAGTGTTACCTGCATATTCTGGTCCGTTGTCACATCGAATCGATGCCGGTTTCCCTTTCCATTCAATCAGTTGTTCGAGAGTTCTGACTACCCGACTGGCCGGAAGGGAAAAATCGACTTCTATTGCCAGGGCCTCGCGATTGAAATCATCAATAATATTCAGCAGACGAACGGAGCGACCATCTGACAACTGATCATGCATAAAATCCATTGACCAACTCTCGTTACTGCCAGTGGGGACCCTCAGTGGTTCCGGCTTTTCACGTTTCAACCGTTTTTTAGGTTTTATCCGCATATTCAGCGACAGTTCGCAGTAAATCCGGTAAATTCTCTTGTGGTTCCAGGCAAAGCCTTTCACGTTACGCAGATACAGGTAACACAGGCCGAAGCCCCAGTTTCGCTGGCTGTCCGTGATGCGCACCAGCCAGTCAGCAATCCGTTGATTTTCCTGACTCAGTAAGCGCCTGTATCGGTAGCAACATTCGCTGACGACAAAGAGCTGACAGGCCAGACGGATACTGATCCCCCGGTGTTCAACTGCATGCAGAGCCATCTGCTTCCGGTCTGATGGCTTCACCACTTTTTTGCCATCGCCTCCTGAATAATTTCGGCCTTCAGACGCTCTTCAGCATACATTTTTTTTAGTCGGCGATTTTCTTCTTCAAGCTCTTTCAGTCGGCTCATCAGTGCAGCATCCATCCCGCCAAACTTTGAGCGCCATTTATAAAAACTGGCACTGCTGATGCCATGCTCCCGGCACAGTTCAGGAACCGGCGTACCCGCCTCAGCCTGTTTGAGAATGGTGATGATCTGACTGTCAGTAAAACGTGATCGTTTCATAGAAATCCCCCTGCATTCAGGTTAGGAGAAAATTCTACTTATGCATGCACTGGTTTTTCGGGGGGATTACCCCCCAAGGCTACTAAAGCTCACTGAATCCCCTCATAATCTGCGTTTTACCACCCCTTTTATTATTTCTACGTCTACTAAAGTTCCCTAAAATCTACATTCGTTTGAGGGGCTTATGGGGGTGTTTGCTGTTCGGCCTAAAGGAGTTCCCACGCAATTGAAACTTAACGCCCGGCAGGTAGACGCCGGCAAGCCTAAAAGAAGTCTTACAAGCTGGCTGATGGTGGTGGTCTGTATCTCCTGCTCAAACCTGATGATGGCAAATACTGGCGGCTCAAGTATCGTGTAGCCGGCAAAGAGAAGCTATTAACGCTGGGTGTGTATCCTGCAGTCACATTAGCCGATACACAGGCAAAACGTGAAGAGGCCAAAAGGGGTATCGCAGGGGATATCGATCGTATGGAAGCAAAACGGGAAGAGAATTAAGGGCGCTCTGCCTGCTGGACGGCGAAAAACTGTAAACCCCCAGCACCTCAAACTTGACACTTTTTCGCGAGAAACAGGTAAAAGTATCAACCCAACCTAACGGATCCTGACGCCCACGAACAGCTGTTGCAGCGGAAGTGTAAAAGGCTGGCGTTGAGATTTGTTGAGCCCGGCGGTTTGCTTTTGTTAGTCCTGATGCGAAGCAAGGCAGGTGTCAGCCTGTTATGGTTTGTTATGTCTTACTAGGGAAAACTAGGGTAAAGCGTCAACCGCTATCGCATTAGAAAACTTCAGGTTCAGCTCGTTGGATGTATCTGCAAAACTTGTCACTCACCGGCACCGCCAGCGGGGATTTTTGGCTGTAGGCGCTCTAAGTTACAGTTGCTTCCTTAAGTTGCTATCGTTGTAACGTTTATAAGGATTAATAGCTCTAGAAAGGTTGTGATTTTCCATGTTTGTAGTAACTTCTTTAGAAAAAAACAAGGATTTTCTCAATGTCTCAAAAAATTACAGCAATCAAAGAGCCGGTGGTTGAGTACAAGGACAAAACTCTTCATTATCGTATTGCAAAAGTCATCGGCGAGAATGTGGATCAAACCTTACAAGTGATGATTGCGGTTGCTCTGAATCGTCTTTCTGCGGTTAAAGACCGTTACCAGACTGTAAGTGTTGACAGCCATGATGGCGAAGATGGTGATGTTCAACAGGCAAGGCAATTTTTGAATAATAAAATAGAGAGATGGAGTATATTATTCAATGAATTAGTTCGCTATAGTGATGGCGCAAATAAAAATATTATAACTATTGATGAAAGCGCTTCTTTCTTATCAATAGACCAAATAGCGCCGCCGGTTTCTGTAGATGGTAAAAGACGTGAATTTCTTGATTCAATAATGCACATGGCATTTCTTAGAAACCATGTGGTGGTAATTCAGTCACCAGTTCTAAGAACTCGAGAGTTGGAAAAATACATTACGTGGTTATTAAAAAAAGCAGGGGTAATTACCCAAGGTTCTGTAATGCTCAATGCTGAGTTACCAAAGCAGCAAAGAGACAAAATAATGAATAATAATACCAAGAAGGTTAGAATCGGTACGCCTTTGGTAGATACGCTTAGTAATATGCCTATTGAGAACGCAAGAGAAACGATAACATCAGAAGCAATAAAAACAAATCATGTTAAAGTAACTCCGAAGGGGTTGGGGCTGGATATCATTAAAGTTCTTTTTACTGATAGAGAGCGCGAAAACTATGGGCTTACAGATGATGTCTTCTCAGGTGATGCTATTGATAAAGGTAATATTAACGTTTCGGTGGAAATAAGCTATAATTACAAAGCCAAAAAAACCTCCCAAGCAATAATTAATAATATCAGCCAAGCATTAAGACATAGCCATCCAGATGATGTTGAATTAACACTTGATAAGGTGGGAAAAATCAAAGGTGATAGTTTAGTTATTTCTAAGAAAATTAAACTTAAGTTTATTAATGGAATAGCAGATCCAGAAGAGATGTATATGAAGATTAGAGAATGGTTAGTTGAACAAATCCGGTTAGGCGAATTAGATGCTGAAGCTGAATAA